CCCGCTTCCATTCGCCTGCGCATCTCTGCGCCGACGTCTCTGTGCCTCTCTGGGAAAATTCCCAGTTAGGAGCAACAGAAAGTTTTCTCCTGTATCTAACCCTATCATGCCTGACGGGGATAGTCATGGAGATTAGTCTCCCTGCCGTAAATGCGCAGTGGAGCCCATCTGGGTTAAAGAATCTTTTCTTCGACCCTTTTGGGACACTTATTCTATCATCATGGACAACAAGTTTACTTCCTACGGGTCTCCATGCATAATATGCATAGCTACCGTTAGGATCTATCTTAGGAGTCATGAAAGACAGAGGGGTGCGTATCCCAGCATCATCGTTTTCCCACAATGGAGTAGGAGTCCAGGGTACAAGACGCCGCAAACAAGCGGCCGTCAAAGGTATCCGAACTCCAGTCCGCGCGGTAAACATGTTAAGCTGGTTAACAGCAGCAAAGAGTGACGGGCGCTGACTACTTTTCAAGTAGACACCACGGACGTTAACGCCGTGGTAATAATCAGCCCCGCAAGACTCTCTGAACGGTCCATTATTAAAGGACTTGTGTTGGTTAACTCGGAAACCTAGGAGTCCAAGAGTATGCACAATTAAGTCGTAGCTTTCAGCTACGCAGATTATGTCATCTCCAAAGACTCCATAATTCCCGAACCCGGTAGAAGGCTTCAAGGGTTTTATCCCCAGATACCAATATACCGCACAAACTACACAACTGAAGATGACAGTCTGAAGAGGAAAGGTAAAACCGTTCCCCATACTGCTAAACATCCAAAGCTGGCGCACGTCGTGCTTGTCTACCTCCACTCTCGGGGACCGATAAAGGCTAAGGTCTCGAAAGACCGTCGCCGGTAAAAGCCACCTGAGCATAGATGTCGAAATGGTGTCAGAAGCTGATTCCAAATCGATGGTGCCAAAAGCACCGGTAAGCGAGCCACGGCATGCAAGTATCCTGTTCTTATCTTGCTGGTTTCGGAGATCGATACCAAATCGGTTCCGAAGCCTACGCGAGAGAACATCGTAACATCCTAGCTGATACCACATATTAATAGTGGGCTCAACGCAGATAGTTCTGGATACCTTCGTCGTCTTTGGGACGAAACTAAGACGATTACCTTGTACGATGGTGGGGCCTCCAAACCTAGAGTTCCGCTGCTTTTCGGCAGCGCTCCAGGCCGGGATCCTTGATACCATCGCATTGTACTGATTGTACAACGTCAAACTCGTGCAACTTAGCGGACTAGCAAAGAGCTTCGTATAGAAGTCCTGAGCTACCGCACCTACCGAGGAACCAGGTCCCACGTCACCACAAGAATGCAGTGACGCACTACCAAATTCCAAAGGGTACCCCGAAGGATTAAAAAAGTCCCAGGCTATGTGTTTAACACAGCCGAGAAGAATTTCATCTAACGAGGTGTTGGGTTGCAAAGTCCATAACGCACAACCGTAGTTGCTTGTTTCGAACTTATCAAGAGCTGTCCGGTCCGCGTCAGAGTTCGCTCGCTCACAAAACTTTTTGAGCAACGAATTACTGAGACTAAGGCCGGCGTACTCTCTCACTGAAATCCCAACTGGATAGGTGTCCTTCCCACAAAGAGGAAGTAACCCGCCCAGCTGAGGATCCAAGTCTGCGAGAAGGCATTGATAAAGAGCATTGGGATTTAAGTCCACTAACGTCTCCTCAAGTTCGCAATTGGAACGCCAAGTTACTGGTACTTGTACAGGATGGAAGCGGCCTTTTCAAGGTCTTTCCGTTCTGTAGCATGACCCGAGTAATACTCAGAATATACTCCACCCTGAAGAGAGAGTAGCATGTACCCAAAGCCGCGTAAAGCCTCTAAAACAGCTTTACACTTCTTGAGCTCAAGCAAACTTGTCTCTCCAAAGTAAGTAGTATTCGTCTCGATAAGGTCACTCTCAGACCGATGGCTTTCGCCTTCGGCAACCTGGTAGTAATCCTCATCAAGATTAGCAGTTCCTGCAAGACAAGCGTTAGCTAGCATCTCGCAGTGCTTCCATTGACCATCTGATCGCTGATCGCGATCAATGGTATGGAAAAAACCACGAGACAATAGATACGTCGTGTCTTGCTTCCAGCTATTTACAGATTTCATAAAATAAACTCCTGCCCCATAGGGGTTAATAAAGAAATTAAATGACTCCCGTAACAGCGGAGTCGCCCACACCAGCGGAAACTGTATTCAGTTCTCCGATTATGAGGGAGATAGCGGCACGAACATTCGCGGAATCATACGCATCAGCGCCTGCGGGCACGTCTATATAGACGCGCACGTAGCCGATGAGAGGCGCATTGTTAGCCGCGAAGTTCATGCCTTTGCGAACAATGATGGACGTCCGGTTAAACGGTACATCCCCATACTTACCCGTAATCGGGTTCGGAGAGGGAAGAGCCCGAGGGTTCTTCGGCTTCGAGACCGCGATTGTAAACGGGTCAGACACGGCGCTCGTTCTGACACCTACTTGCGTACCGCCTATTGCGGTAACAGCATACTGTGTAGAATTAACGTCGATAGCTTTATCCAAAACAACTGTATAAGTTGGAGCGGTAAAGCCAGTCTGAGCACCCCCAGTTACGGGGGTAGTGACTGGAATGGTCATAGGACCTCTAGATCAATGGTTAAGAAAACGCGAAGTAGAAGCAGCTGCCGCTCCAAGGGCACTAATATTAGCGCCCCTTCTGAAGTTGAGGTTTTCCAGAGTGATTGTCAAAGATGGCAATCCAATGCTGGAAATAACATCACTTCGTATGAACGACCGCCCTTCAAGCTTCGCACTGCCAGGATTAAATTGTTGATTGAGGATCTTAAAGCTATCGTCATGTTCGATGTTATTACTTATGTCCCAATCGCCCGCGGTTCTAATTACAGAACTACTGACAGATTGAGTAGCATAAATAAGGTCGGACAGAGCGAAGCTTAAGGCCTCAATGAACTGACCTACGTTACTAACGTAGTCAACAAGGAAGGAATATGGGATTAACTCCCAAACTGTGGGTAGGAACGATTGAAAATCAACTCCGAAATCGGATAGATTCGCAACTGCTCCGTTCCCGCCATTCTTAGCGTAGACTCCCCCTTCGTATTTTACCGAGACTTGGTAGCTTGTTATGGGCTTATAGCTCACAAACATATAACTGCCGTCTGGGCTAAAAATATCTTCGAGGGATCCATGCACTTGGAATGACTTCTTGGCAGAACCAGTAACATGTTCAGTCGGCGCCCGATACGCTATGGCACGAGCTAGGGCTTTCGCCCCAGAATCAATGTCATTTAGTAGAGGGCCCCAACCGAATACGTACTCTAACCATGTATTCGCTATCATATCCTTAAGTCGACGACCATGTCCTATACCCCGGCGCTTGCGTCTTCGCAAGGCCTTAAGGTAATCAGACATACCGTTAACAAGGGAATCAAGCGGATGACGGATCATGTGCACAGCCTCCTTTAACTCGCCCAGAAAGACACCACCCTGAAAAGAGTGTTGCGCCCTGTAACAGCGAGAGAGAAACTGCGTACGCGCTACGTCATCAATATCAGAAATATCACCAGAGTATAAAGCAGGCCAGGTAGTAAACCTGGTAAGGTCGCCAGAGATCCGATTGTAATACGTTCGATCAAGTACATTGTACTTATAGTCGAACTGAACAAGACCCGGAACTTTGGTAACTTTCCATGACTCAGCACCAAAACTTGTCGACGCGGACAATCGGCGGGCGATAAGGATCTTATGATTTTTATTACTGATACCAGCTCGGTAATTAAACTTAAGAGGCGAAACCTCTAAGTCTTGATAACCGATAACAGGCACAGGATTAAAATCACTAAATCTATAAGTCTCCCGAGAGAATCTCGCGTTAACGGGAACATTG